GTGTCAATTCTGACGTTATTCGTCACGGTATCAAAACCGACCCGAAAACAGTCTCGATCCCTTCAAAATATCCGTGTCATTTCTGACGGTCGTTAGATTCGACACAAAATAAAAGGACGGTCTCTCGATCGCCCTTTTTTCATGCTCTCTATGCAATTTTCAGACCCGTGACCCCTACAATCTTACACCGGAGACCCTGAAAACGGCTCTCACAGCGTCCACCACTTATAGACAGTCGGTTTCGAGAGACCCGTCTCCCTTATACAGTCAGCCTTCGTCCCGTCTGGATGACGGAGACACCAATCTTCGACAATATCCTTCTTCGGTTTCCGTCCGTTGTTAGCGTCCCACGCTTCCCCCCGTCTCTTCGATCTTATGTCACGGATCGCCCGAGCCTCTTCCAGATGATCCGATTGTTTCTGACCGTTTCTCTTATTTGCTTGAATAACGATCCCGGACTTGAACGCAACGGAGTTTCGGGGATATGTGATCCACTTCTCATTGAACGCTTCCAGAGCGTCCAGAACGTCCCCGGTCGTGAAATGATTGTCTTCGTCATTCGTCAACGATTCCATGTGATCCAGAAGACCGAAAGCGTCCTCTTTCAACTCTTCTTCTGTCACGGGATTCGGATTGTGTTTCGGATCGTACATTGAACATTTCCGAGCGTAAACCGCTAACATCATCATGCAATAATAACGATGACCGACAACCGCTCCCGTCTGGATCTCTCTCTTCCACCAATCATAGACGTTACGGGAAACGTGCCATGATCCTTTAGGCTCTTTTTGTCTGATCCGTCTCTCATACCAATCCGGATATAATTTTTTCGCTTTTTCGAGTGTCAGACTCTTCTTTTTGACAAACTGTTTCTCTTCCAACCGCTCCCGGCTCTCCCGAAATCCTTCCGTGTAACGGATCAACTCCCCGATCGTGATTTTATCTCCCGTCAGAAATGCCCGTGTCCGGTCTCCCTTCTTCGTGATCGTCCCCGGTACTCGAAAACCCTGATAGATCCCTTCTTGTTGTATATCCTTCACGGACTCAATATCGACTATACTGTCATGCCATATTAACGAAGTCAGATCCCGTTTGAGATCCTGAAGTCTCCGAGACGTGTCTTTGAACATAGCAACCGGATCTGTCAGAACATAATACAAGTGAAGACCCGTCCCCGAACTGACAATATATGTCGGTTTCGGTATTCTGTCAGCCATTTCAATATGATTATTCCATAACGTCCGGAGACCGATCGGATCATCCCCCTTCATCTTCAGACGATCCAGATCCACCGCAAACGCATATAAAAACCTTGCCCGATCCGCTGTCCGGTTCTTCCCGGCATAACTAATAGGACTCATAAGACAGAAATCGTCCGTCTTCCCTACTTCGTCAATCACGTCCAGATCATCCGTGACAATATACTTCCAGACCTTCGGAGACCCGTCTTCTCTCTTATCTTTCGTCACGGAGACCATGATCCCGTTATAGATCCATTCGTCATCCGGACTCTCCCTCTTCTGTCCTTTTTTCTGAAACGATCCTTCCGGAAATATTCCCCGATAGAACTCTTTCGGCTCTACCTCATCAAAATACTGACTCAACCACTCTGTCATAGTGTTCATATCTTTACACCTCTACAACATATAGGGACATACCCCACGTTATATTATCAATATGTTTTTTTTACCTTTTCGACCAATTATAAGCGGACTGATTTTTTCTGTCAATCCGCTCATGTTGTACAACCGTTGTACAACGTTGTGACATATATTATCAATGAATTTTTTTAACCTTCAGGATCGTTAAAATGTCCCCCGAAGTGTCTCGATCCGTTTCCTCTCATGTTGGTATATATGCCCGTGTCCTTCTCGATCACGAACCGATCTCCCTTCGGTTCTATAAACTCATCATAGAATAATTTGATTTCATCGTGAGTCCCCTGAAGACCAATCTTCACTTGAACGTCTGTCACTCTTTCGAGATCCCGTCCTAGTCTCTTCGGTTCTCCCCTCTCGACTTTGTACTTCTCGAAAAGTTCCGATCCCTTCTCCCAACGTTGAGCCGGGCAATATCCCCGGATTCGTCTCTCAACCGTGTCTTTTGTCTTTTTTTCACGATACTTCAGATCGTTTTCCGTGACACGAAATAGATCGTCTCTCCGAAGTCTCCCGAACTCCGGTTCTAATATTTCATTGAAAAATCTCTCAACGTCTTCCCGTTTTCCGTCTACAAAAACCCGTAACGACAATGATCTCCGCTCCCTTCAGACGCTCATATTTGACCCGTGAGACGCTTTTCCGGTGCTGATTGATAGTTTCCTTATCTCTTACGATAAAAGCCGAAAATCGACCGTGTAAACGATTGTGCTTCCTTTTGTGCTTCGTCTCTCTCCCGTGACAGATCCTCGATTTTCTTTTGATCCTCTTCGGATTGTCTCCGGAGACCGTCCGCTTCCGTCTGGATCGTCCGGATCTGACCGTCCTTCTCTTCGATCTGACGGGATAGATCACCGACCTGACCCGTCATTTCTTTCAGTTTTTCGTCTTTCGCTTTGCTCTCTTCCAGAAGAGCCGTATATCTTGCCCGGTCTTCGAGAGTCTTCTTTGCTTCATCCTGAAGAGAAATGATCCGATCCTTCTCTTTCAATAATTCATTTTGAGCCGTCATCAACTTGACCCGTAACGACTCGATTTCTTCCTTCAATCGCTGATTTTCTTCGTTCTGATCCATGTTCATTAGGATGATCGGACTCTCTCTCCGTCTCTCCGTCAGAAACTTGACAGCGTATTGATCGAGATATTTCTTCCGGTCTTGTGTGATAATATGATCGGACAACTCTTCAGCGTAACGGATCACTTGTTTCCGGACGGCTTCATAACTGATCCCCTGATCGTCCGCATATTGTTTTAGAGTCATCAACTCCACCGGATCACCGCCTTCCCGATACAACTATGTTGTACAATACCTTGTGCAACGTTGTATTGCCTTCAAACCGTTGATTTTACTGACATACAACTTCGGTTGTCACAATACCTTGCACAACGTTGTATTACAATTCAGAGTATATCCGAAAACCGTCCCGAAGTCAATTATTGAACTATCGTCAGACGCTCATATTTGCCCGTTTTAGGCTCTCTTTTCATTCAGACATAGAAAAACCCGAAGACCGTTACAAAACACGATCTCCGGGCAATCTGGACGCTTCAGACGAAAAACTCACGGATCTCCGGATCATCCGAAACGACAATCGACTCGATCTCTTCCGGACTGTAATCTCTCCGGATCTGTTTCTTCACCTTCTCAATATCTCCGTAACTGTCAGCCGTGTATTCTTCCGACACCGGGAGACCCGACTCTTCCGTGAAGAAAACCGTCACGATCCAGACCTCACGCTTTTCCGTTGTCGGTTTGATCGGTTTCGTCTCCCTTGCCTTCTGGATAATCGAGACAATATCACGGATAGTTTCCTTCTCCCAACCGGACAACCATTCGAGCGTTTTGATCTCCGATTTCGTGAGATCAGCGTCTCCGATCACGTTCTTCAGTTTTTCGAGATTGATCTCTTCCCATGCTCCCATAATTCAGACCCCCTTTTTCCCGGTGTTTGGGATCACGATCTTTTCAGTTATGATCCCGTCATCCTGACAGATACTCAACTCATAATAATCGGAGTGGTTCAGTTTCCCGGCATACTCACGACATTGATCCAGATCGCCCGTGAAAAGAATATTCCCGGCTTCTTCTCCAACCTTTAACGTCCCAAAAACAACCATGATTCAGACCCCCTCTCTCAATTCTCTCTTGTATTTGTAATATGTACCCCGAGCGATTCCCGTCAACTTCATGACTTCGAGATCAGACAGATCACCGTTGAAATCCTTCGATCTCTTCAGGATAATTTCCTTCGACTCGATACTCTTCTTCGTTGTCAGTTTCGCTCCCTTTGGTTGACCGATCTGTTTTCCGTTGAGTCGAGCCGTCTCGATTCCTTCCCGTGTCCTTTGGTGAAGATCCTCGACTTCCTTTTCAGCCTGATCGAAAGCAAGTCTGATTTGCTCTTTCGCAAGTGACAGAAGATATTTGTTGACCCCTTCGAGAATGAAATCGACATTCGTCCCCGTCAACGGGACTCCGGTCTCCATAGCCTTTTTATATGTTTCGGTGTTGATATGTGGCTCTTTCAGGAAAATCAGATTGATCCCACGATTGAAAAGATCCTCATATACTCGAAAACCTTCTTCAGCGTCACGGGACATTCTCGACACCTGATCGAAAACAACCGTGTCCCCGGTCTTCAACTGTTTATATAATTTCATCCACCCCGGACGATCGAGTTTCGTTCCGGTGTATTCATCCGTAACAATCACAGCGTCCGGATATTCCGCTTTAACGTTGCGGATCTGTCTCTCTATTGATTGTTTCATCGTACTCACCCGGCAATAGCCATAAACCTTTGATTTCATGCTCTTTTCTCCCTTCGTGATATATTATATAGTGTCGTTTCTAACGTTCGTCACTTTTGACACTTCAAATATACCACGATCGGGATTGAAAAGCAATACTTTTGATACTATTTTTTATAACGTCACTTTTGGCACTTTTTGAAATAGATCGGGATCATGTCATCGTACTCCGTCCGGATTTTCAACCGGAGAAGATCATCGTTGTCGAAATCAATCGAGTCAATGTCCGTCAGTTTCATGATCTCTTCGATGTGCATGACGTGTTCTGACCCTAAAATCTTCCGATACCTCGATTCACGATCCAGACGATCCCGGAGAAGAGTGATCTGATCCTCATTGAGACCGATCTCCCGAAGATATTTATTGTCGATCATACTGATCCCCCTTCCGTTAAGCGTCAACTATTTCCGAAAACTGACTGAACTCTTCCGGAGAAAATCCCATTTCTTCACGATAAAAGTCTTTCTGATCGGTGAAGAGCCGTCTTTTCGTCAATCCCCCTTCGGTCTCTCCATAGTGTGTATCATGGTACTCTTTCGCCAATCTGGACGCTCTTGTCGTGTCATACTGAAGATAATCTTCGAGAGTGTTCTTCATACCCGTTACAATGTCAGACGCTCTTTGAGAAGACATTTCCGGACACAAACTGTCGAAATTCCTCATGATCCCGTGATCGTGTGCGATTTCCGTCACAACGCTGATCGCTATCGGATTATCTTTCACGGCTTCAGCCGTTCTTTCAAGTTCTTCCGTTGTGACCTTCCTCTTCATCTTCAGGACGTTCAGAAGATTGATCTGATCCGCTGTCGGTGCCGACACGGATCTTCGACCGATCGCTTCAGTCATACCCCCGAAGATCGTATGAAATGACGGACGATATTCGTCACGAAGAGCCGTGAGATCCTTCTCATATTTTTCATTTTCCTTCTTCAACTCTTCTTCGTAACCCTTCGATCCCTTGTATCTTTCAAGAGATTTCAGTTTCTTTTCGTGTGCGTCCACGATCTCGACCCTTTTGTCCTGAAACTGTTTCATTTTCGTGTAAAGTAATTCGGTGTTTTTAATCATTGTTTTGATCTCCCTTCTTAAATTTGAAATACACCATTTATAAGTTTTTCAACGATACTCCGGAGATTGTCGATCCCGTCCTTCAGATCTTCGACCTCTTCTCTCAACTGATCGACCGCTTCCGTGTTTTCCCTATTCGGAAATATCACGTCCGGGACATAACCAACCGTGAAAAGTGTCCCGTGTGATTGTGTGTGATCCTTCATCAATTCGAGATTTGCGTCTTCCATTTCTCCGAACGCTCTCAAAACCTGACGATCCCACGTCCCCGGATCAATCGACTTTCCGCAAACCGGACACGTCCGAGCCTTCCAACCCTTCCAATCATCCCGGTGATAGACGATCCAATCCGAACCGCAACCGTCACAATGAATTTTTAAGTGTCCCATGATTTCAACTCCCTTCTTTATGCTGATATACCTTTTCTGTAAATGAGACGATCCAACGCATAGGCACAACTGTCGATCGTGTGATTGTCTCGATCCGGTAACTCTGACGTGATCTCTCCCGTCTTCCGATCCACGACATAACAATAATTTTGAAATTCCCGAGCCGATTCCGGAGTCCGTGACGGATCAATCACGATCTTTCGGTGTTGTAACCACTTGATCCGGTATTGAACGCAACCCGGCTCTTTGTGACAGCCGACCGCCTTCAATCCGCTATCGTGAAGATCGACAATCGACTTCGGTTCAGCACAATCACAAACGATCAACTGTCTCTCTTCGTACATTTCCGACCCGAAGATCGACCCGGAGACCTTCCCCGTTGTGTGATAACCCTTTTCGATGATCTGATCCGCTATCTGTTTATTTGAGCAACCTCTTTTGTATATTTCATCAATGAAAAGGATCGTGTCCGTCCGTCTGTCATAAGCAACCCGGACGAAAGCAAACGGATCTGAAGAAAAACCGAAATCGAGACCCTGAAAAATATATGTCTGTCTCTGGATCTCTTCGTCCGTGATCTCCCTGATTTCGAGATTCGGGAAAACTTCCGAACCGTTACCAACCGGAAGACCGAGAAATTCATGTTGATACGCTTTTTCGTTGATTTCCTTCAATCTTTCGGCTTCATCGAGAAACAAGTCTCCGAGCCATTCAGCCGGGATCATTCGATAATCTGTCCGAACCGTGAGAGAACGATCATCCGCTCTTTCAACGTACTGATTCGCCCAATTTGCGGACGAAATCGGGGGATTGAACGACCTGAAGACCGTGAACCGATCACCGCCACGCAATACGGATTGTTGGAGATTTCTCAATTCAGGCTCTCCCACGATCTCCGAAAATTCCTCGATCCATAAGATCCGGAAGAAACCCTTTGACGGCTTCAACGATTTGAGTTTTGTCGGATCGTCCAGACCTGACAACCGGATCACCTGACCCGTGATATATCGAAACTCTAACGGCATGACCGTTGATTTCCAATATTCACCGACTCCGAGTGTATCAATCGCCCATTGTATTTGATTGAAAACCGATCCCCGGAGTGTGTTCGCATACTTCCGGATCACTAAACAATTCGATTGACCGCTCCGATCTTTCATTATCTGATTGACGATCTCCAATGAGATATAACTCGATTTTCCGCTTCCTCGACCGCCCGGAAGATTTATGAATGAATGATCGCCCCGATCCACGTCTTCATGAACCGGAAGAAAACAGTCAGCAATATGATCTGTAATATCGAGACGATCAATCTCTTCCCGTAACCTCACAGAAGACCCGTGAGACGCTTCCAGATCGCTTATTTGACGCAATAACTCTCTATCCGATAATCTCACCGTGTCACCCCCTAAACTGTCTCAAAAACGTCCTCTGACGGCTTCTGAAGTGCTTCGAGTTTCTTCATAATATCCGTTGTAGTAGTCCAATCTCTCAACTGATTCATGAGCGTCTGGATCGCATTGACTTTTGTTTGTGCTGACGTGTCCGGATCTTCGATGATTTGTTGCAAAATCTCAACGTCCTTCGTCAGATAACCTTGCATTTTGTTGACCGCTGTCTTCAGGATCGCTTCCTTCCGCTCTTGTATCACCTTTTGAAATTCAGGATTGTTTCGGATCTTATAGACCGTATTTTTCGAGAGTCCGGTCTCTCTCATAACGTCCACCATTCGGAAATTATTGAGAAAAGCCGAAATCACTCTTTCATCGTGTATATAATCTTTTGCTTTAGCCATGAGATCACCGTCCTTTTGTTAAGTCGTGAAGGATCTCGACCGCCTTCATTCTGTCAGCCGATGACGCTGACGGATCATCCAGAACCCGGAGACAATTCTCTTTCATCTTCTTCCGGATCTCGATCTTCTCACGATCCTTCTTTTTTCGTGCTTCAGAATTTCTTTTTCTTGTTTCAACCGCTTTTTCAGCCGGAGTCATCATTTTGATTCACCTCTTTTCTCTTCTTCAATGTATTTTTCAGCGTCTTCCCGTGACGGGAAAAATCTGTTTACATCGTCCCATATACAACCGTTTCCGATATTTTTCAGTTTCCAGACCTTGAACCCGTCTCGATACGGTCTGATCTTGTACTTCGACATATTTCTCACCCCCTTCACAATCGCAACGCTCCCCCGGATCGAGATTTGAACCGCACAGCGGACACGTTACAAAATAAGTATTTCTCACGATCTCCACCTCTTATATAATTTCAGCCAATCTTCGAGCGTCATCGTCACCAACCACGGAGACCGATTTCTCCGGTGAAATAGTGTCGGGAGACCGTCCTCGAACTTTTGGGAGTCCCTGATCGCCTGATTCATCGCTTCCGGTACGTTCAGCCGTTCGACCCGTTTCACTTCAGCGTGAACCCCGTCAACTCCGACAATATCCGGAGTAGATCCAAAACTCACCGCCTGACCCGGTTCAGCCGAAATCCCGTTACAATTCAAAATCTTGACGATCTCGATCTCCCCGGCTCTTCCTTTTCGTTGTGATGATTTACCCATGTTTCACCGCCTTCCGGATTTTAGGGAGAAAAGGGACGTATTTTCGGATGAAATTCTTTTTATTAAGAAAAACCCTATTTTCACCCGTTTTTTACGTTCTATATTTTTTATCTAAAACTATCTCCCTTTTCTCCCTTTTCTCCCTATCCCTTGTATTTACTGACTTTATAGGACTTTAGTTTCTCCCTTTTTCGTCCCTTGTTTCTCCCTATTCAAACGGATTCTCTCCGTCCGGGATCTCGAAAAATCCAGAGTAGGGAGATTCAGGGAGATTTTTAGGGAGATTTTCCGAGTAGTTTATCCCTTTGAAATACTCCGTCCCGTTCGTTTTTATCTCTCCGAAACCCTTCGTCTTCATCGACCGATAGAAGTTTTGTTTCGTGAGTGACTGTCTCTCCATGTCCTGACAGAAACGCTCATAATCACGATACAGATCGAGTTTTTTGATCTTACTGTCCGGATCTTTGCCGATCTTCTCATTCAGGAACGCTTCCACCGTGTCACTATCACAACGGAGACGCTTCACCGCTTCGACCGATCCCTTCGACTCCGTGATTTGTCCGACCTGATACAGTCTTTCAAGTGCTGTCACGCTGATATGAATGAAATCATCAATTTCAGCCGATAACCGATCGAAGAAATCTGTCTCTTTTTTCTCCGGGACACGGTTCATCGTTAAGATCAGCAACCTTCTATAAAATCCGTTTGTTTGCTCCGATTTGACAATCGGTAACTGATTCGTTGAAAAGAGCAATTTCGCATAATTACGGACGGAGATTTGATCCTTCCCTTTTGCTTCAGCCGAGAAAACATCCTCTCCGAGTGCTTTTTTCAAAATGGACGTGTCCGAAAGAGCGTCAATTTCGAGATCCGCACAACTGTTTAGCAACTTACCCATGAGACCGAACGCTTGAAATCGTTGAGTCAACTGATTCAGCGATATATTTGAAATGTTCTCCGTCCCGATCATCTTCTCGATCATCCGGATGACGGTCGATTTTCCCGAACCGCCTTCACCGTTAAGGATCAAAAACTTTTGCTGACGTGTGTCCCGTGTTAAGCACAACCCGGAGAACTGACACAACATTTCAATATCTTCCGGAGTGTCACAGATGAACATTAACCACTCTTGAACCATGTTCCCCCGGAGTCCCCGATCTGGATCATAGACGTGTGGGATCTGATTCACGGCTCTATATTTCGGATCGTGTGGGATCATTTTCTTTGTAACGGGATCGAAAAATCCGTTTCTGAAATTGATCCACTCGACCGGATAACAATTCAGATCTTCCGCTTTGACCTGAAGACCTTCGTCCGAAATGAAAAGATCATAGACACGTTTGATCGTTGTCGATTTGATGAACTCCGGATATATGAGATCACGGATCATCGTTTTCAACTTCGATCCCGACTGATCCGGTCGAAATGCTCCGTCTTCGTATATGTACGGAGTCCCACCCAAAACGAAGAGATCCTGATTTTCTTTCAAATACTGAAGGATCGCAAAATCGAAAACTCCGGTGACTTTCCCCTTGTCATTTATCATGTGAAACTGATCCAGATCGAGACCGTCCCCGTCTTCCTTCGGCTCTTTGTTCAGTAATGCTTCGAGATCTTCAACCGTGTGATCCGTGAAGAAATCGGAAATGTCACCTTTTTCGAGATTCGGAGTCGGGACAACGATTCGGACTGATTTCGCAACCGGGAGAAGATCCTTCTCGATTTTCCGGGATGACTCTTTTCCTGATTTGTCGTTATCCTGAAGGATCACAACGTCAGCACCTTCAAACAACGTTGCACAACCCGGACACCAATCTCCGGACGCTCCGCAAGTGATACCCGTCAGACCGTGTTTATTGACCGTTTTCACGTCCTTTTCGCCTTCACAGTAGAAAATACGCTGACCGTTCTCAATCGCTGTCCTGACGGCTTTCAGGCTCTCACAATAGACAGCCGGGATCGTTGCTCTTCTTTTTCCCTTCAGACCATAATTGAAACGATCTCCGTCCATGATTCCATAAAGAAACTTTTTCCCGGATAATCGGAGACGTGTGAAAGCATAATTCCCGTTAAGATCAACGTATTTGTAAACGTCTTCGATCTTTCGCTTCTCCCGTCCTTCAACGTAGGATCTCCACCTCTCCCCGGTGTTCTGGATCGGATCGTCATCGAAGAGATCCGTCATCTTCAGACCGACCGCTTCCAAAATGTCAGCCGTCTCACATTTTGCGTGACAATGAAGGACTGTCCCCTTGTCTCCCTTTGAGATTGTCAGAGACGCTTCTTTGTCGTTGTGTGCCGGACATATACATTGAGCCTTGTCCCCGTATTTTCTTTTAATTGTGAAGTGGGACAAAACCTCATCGTATGTCATCCGACTCAACTCCCTTCGTTAATTTCTCAATCGCTCCCATGATCCGGACTTTGTTGTCGATCGTCAGCGTGTTTCTCATAAGACGGGACAACCACTCCGGAGAAATGTTCATTTCGTCCGCTATGTCCTTATACTTCAGACCCTTTTCGGAAACGATCATTCTAATATCGAGATTTTTCACGATTTTTTCTCTCCCTTCTGTCACTTCAACTATTGACTTACTTCAATTCTTATTGTACAATTAAAGCGTTAAGATTACAAGTAAAAAGTTAATTTTAAGCCACACTTTATTAACTTTATAATTGTTAAGATTAAGAAAGAGAGGGATTGAAAATGAGTAGAAAAAAGACGGAGATTAACCCGATTAGAGCCGAAAGAGTTAAGAAGATAATTGAGACCGAAGGGATCAGTCAGATCGACTTTGCAAAACGCATATTTCAGACACAACAGAACGTGTCCCGGATCTTGAACCTGAAGACCGCTCTCACCGAAGAGACCGCACAAACCATTGTGTCAGCGTTTCCGAAATATCGTATCGAGTGGCTTTTAGGATATGATGACGCTATGACAACCGGAGAACAATTCTCGAACGCTATCCAGACGATGAACGAAGAAGGCGAACTTCTTCACCGGGGATTTTTCTCTTTCGCTAAACTGTCCGGATTTCAAATTGACGTTGCTCCGATCGGGGGAAACGAAACTCTCGAAGAGACATTTCAGAACATGAAAGAACATTGTACGATCACCCGTGACGGAAAATCAGTCACCTTCTCATTGTCAGAACTGAACGCTTTTGAGAATGAACTTTGTGATTATATCGAGTTTCGTCTTCTTCACATGATGAAATAGTGTCAATTCTGACGTTATTCGTCACGGTATCAAAACCGACCCGAAAACAGTCTCGATCCCTTCAAAATATCCGTGTCATTTCTGACGGTCGTTAGATTCGACACAAAATAAAAGGACGGTCTCTCG